TCTACTTGTCCAAAGTGCATTGACTTCATCAATTGTGAAAAGTCCACTTTTCCTCTTGTTATATACTCCATTAATTACATTTCTGCAAATTTCCCTAGTGGTAGGTATTACATCTCCATAATATTTTACATAAGTTAAACCAGCGTCTTGAGATTTATTAAAGTTTAATGTTGCATCAAAATCACGCAAAGAATCATTAAGTATTTGACCAGCATACCTTTTCATATTTTCTCCAGCACGATCTCTAGCAAATTTAGATTGTAATGTTTGAACTGCTTTATCAACTGCTGATTGTTGAGACTCTACAAACTTATTCTCATTAACAAATTCTACTAATCTAGTTATTTCAGGGTCATCTGAACTAGCATAGATACCATTGATTGTTTGTCTAAGTTCTTTTTCTAATACTGCAAACTCACTACCAACTAATGTATTTTGATAAACCTTTTCTGATAATCGTCTTGTAAATGTATTTGATACATCTTTAAACTGAGTAAAGTATTGTTGCTTTAAATTTTGGATTAATGCTTTATCGCCTTTAGTTAGTTCTTGAAACTCTATAGGAATATTACCAATTCTTTTAAATGCTTTTTCTATTCTTTTAGCTTGTTTATTAAAACCCTCTCTAACAACTGTATCTGACCATGCAAGATATTCTTTTTCTAATATAAATTTAATTCTTGGTCTTATTGCTATAGCTGATTGTAATTCAATTAATTTACCATCTTTAGTTGGAAGTCTATTAGCTAATGAAACAACTTCTCGTTCTATTCTATCTAATGTAGCTATTAATGTTTTATAATATTTAGCTTCTGCTAATTCAATTTGCTTGATACGATATTCTGTAGCTTCTTTGACTATATCTGACATTCATTAAATTTCTTCTTCTTCCACTTCTTGATCTTCTTGTTGTGGCTCGTCTTGTGTAAATTCTCCTACTTCTGACTTTACATCTATCTCATCAAAAATATCATTTAATTTTTCATCATCATCTACTACTGCTCTTGCTATTTCTTTATCAATTTCTTTAGCTAATGTAGGAGATTGAACACCTATAGCTTTTGCTTGTTGGTAGAACATTAAATCACTTGCGTAATCTCTAATGTTAAATGAATCAGGATAATTTATTTCTCCATCAAATGTAGCATCTTGGAACATAGCATATAATCTAAATAATTGTTCTTCTGCTATTTGTAGATTGTCAGCTTTCTCAGATAGTCTTGCATTTAACAATTCAAATTCTGTTTGTAATGCAACACCAGATGTTATTCCTGTCTTTTGAGTTCTTACAGCACCTGTGTGTGCAATTCTATTTATAGAATCTACTTTGTTATTTATAGAATCCATTATTGCAGATAAATTTTGACCAGATGGCTGTAATAAATATGGTTTTAAATTTGGTTCCATTTCATCAGGCATTTCTATAACTGCACCAGCACCAGCACTTGCATTTACACTTGGAGTTTTAACTAATGATGGGTGGTTAGTTAATCTAATTAATTGTTCCATTTCTGAATATTCATTGTAAATAGCTTTTTGTAAATCAGCTATGTCAGTTAAATCAGACTGACCTATACCTCTTTTATGAGATTTAGCGTTATATAAAATTACTGCTGGAATTTTGCCTATGGTATTTGGTGCTGAATCTATTAATCTTGGTTCTTCTCTTTCTTCCATATAGATAGTATCTATTCTATCAGGATACCAAATTCTCATGTATGTTCCACCATTTCTATCTACTTCTTCTCTAATTTTTAAATAATTTAATTCGTACTTACCATTCATTTGTCTTTCAAAATTCCAATCTAAAACATTTTCAGGAGTAACGATTGATAGGTACGGTCTTATATCTTGATCTAATTCTTCTGCTCTAGTGTTTGTAGTTACATTTGGTTTATCCAACATTAAAAAACAATGACCATAAATAGAAGCATAGTTTTGTGCAGATTTAATTACTGAGTTTAAATTATTTCCTTCAAGATCAGCATCTTTTAAGAATGATTCTAAACTAGGTTCATCTTGCATAGAACCAAAATCTCTACTTGGTCTAACTCTAAAAAGAAAAGATGAGTAAATTTGAATAATATTTTTACAATGGTTATCGCATGGAGTGTTAGCTAATCTTTGATTAAACTCGTTATCTAATTCTAAATTATATCTGTTTAGGTATTGACCAATCATATAATCATAACCACCATTGTATGATCTAATATAATACTCCCAATTATTAATAGTTTCTGAGTAATCTTTATGAGTTTCTGTTGCTTGATCTCTAGTGTATGCCATAACTATTTAATTGCCCATCTTGTTGGTCTAGAAAATACTGCCTGTGTAGTAAGTGGTTTTAAAAAATCTATCATATAACCTATTGCATCGTTCATGTGATCAAAGCCATCTTCCTTATCAGGTATATTCGTATTCTCCTTGTATATTTGTCGTTGTAATCCTTTTACAATAGTTTTGCAAGATTGTGAAACGAAAATATGCCTATTGCCATTAGAATCTTTAAGTTTGCTATTTACAGCATTTATCCTATCTCGGATAGCTGGGTGTTTAATTTTACATTTAACTTTGAATCCAGCATTTTGTAAAATACTTAAATCAGTTCTACCACCAGCAGATGTCTTTCTTTGTCTAGAAGCTGGGTCAGGATAAATAAAAATAGGTATCTTTGTTCCATATCTATTCCTAATTTCTTCTACCATTTCGTCTGTATTACTAGAATAAATAATTACTTCATCTAGAAAATATATTTTATCTTTCTCTATTTGTCCTACACAAGCCGACATGGGATCCACATTAAAGTCCATGCCAATATGTAATGGCTTTGTCCAATCTATTTCTTTTTTAACTACACTTTCAACAGGGTGAAAGTTATAATAAACACTACCAGCATAGTTCTCAAATGTACCCTCAAATTCTTGTCTAAAAGTTCTAATATCAATATCTTGTTTAGCTTGTTCTATTTCAGCTTCTGACACCATTCCACCTTGTAAGGTAGTAAATTGAAAACTATCCCACTCCTTATCGCCCTCTTGCCCTTTAAGGTACATTCTATACGACCAGTTACCATAACCCTTTGGAGAACCACACATTAGTACATCTCCCTCAGTGTCAGATACAGATGCTCTTAATACCTCTGTCCATGCTTTTTCTTCAATGTCAGCAAATTCGTCTAGTATTAAAAAGTCTAACCCTACTCCACGCAAGCTATCATAATTATCACAGCCCTTTAATGATATTTTACTGCCTGTTTTTTTAATCGTTATAGTCATATTAGATTCATTAATGTTTTCTATCCAATTAAATTGAGAAAGCATATCTTTAAGATTTGACCACACAATCTCTTTAGCCATTTTAAAAGTAGGTGCTACATACCAGATTTTTTTATTAATCTGTGTTGCGTATTTCATCATTTCAGTAATACATAAATAGGTTTTACCAAATCTACGACCAGATACTAAAACTCTAAATCTTTTATTACTTGATGAAACTTTATGCTGGGGTTTTGTTAGGGTTATGTTCATTACAAAAGTAAGATATGTATAATTTGTCCTCGTTAAATTTTTGTTTATATTCGTTAGTTACTCTAATTGTAACAGTAGCACCAGCTTTAGTGCAATCTGTCCATGTGTCAAATTTTACAGGGTGTACTGCTGGAGTATTACAGAATCCTGTAATGGCAGAGCAGATAGTATATGCTAAAACAAATTTCATTTAGAAGATACTATCTTTTTAATTGATTTACTTCCATCTATATTTTCTTCTAGTTCAGCTTGTACTTCTCCACACATAAATTGTTTATTTTCCATATTCATATTTCTTGTTGCTTCTCGTTTCATTTTTAAACAAGTAGATAAGCTATCTTGTATTCTATGTTCAACTAACTCGCCATTAATAAATAAGCATAATACAAATACAAAACCTATCATTAGTGATCTCCATTTAATTTACCAATATTGGCTCTAACACTATCTTTTAGTTTTTCTGTATCAATTCT